TTGATCTCTTTGATAAGTTAGTGCAACTAACTCACCATCACCTCTTACTGCATATATGATTGCAAGAGGCTCTTCTTGATATGCCATTTGTGTGATACCACCTTCAGTAATATGTTCTGCAAGGATAGTTAGATCAGGTGCAATATATCCATCAACATCAAAGTTATAAGCTAGTTCTCTTATTTTTCTTCTAGCTCTTTGTAAAAATAGTGTAGCGTTACCTACAGGCACAGCATCTACATTTGCACCACCAAAGTTTGATTGTTTTTTAATTATAATATTAGTTGGTGTTAAAGCGTCATTATCACCACCTCCATAAACAGCAAACTCACCACCTGCTGTACCAATAATTAAAGTTCTTGTTGGTGAAAGAAATCTTATAGCATTAACTTGGTTTGATGCGATAGTGTATACAATAGCATCATCATCTGCCACAGTTCCGCCAATATTCGCATCCATGTTTTCATAATCACCAGACTTTGAAAAGTAAATTGTTTGTGGATTGTTGAGTGTTGCAGCGAATACCAATCGTTGTTCAAAAAATGTTACGCAAGATGGAAAACCTGTTGTTGTTGAAAACGCACCTAAGTTCCAATCTGTAACTGCATTTGTATTTGCAAAGTTTGTAGATGTTGTTGCGGTAACAGATGTTGCTGATCCAAAGTTTGTAATCTTTGCAATCCCATCACCTATACGAACTAACCTTCCAACATCTGTAGAAACAAATGTACTTGCAGAAGCTGTTATAGTTACAGAGCCTGATGTACCAGATGGTTGTAAAGTTGTAGTTGATGAGTTGGTATCTAAGAATGGACCATTAGTAAAATCAACTTCTGTCAATGTCCAAGATGTATGACCTGTTCTTGATAGCTTTCTTGTTGCATGGCTCGGATGTGTTATATACATAACATCGGCAGATTGTGCGAACTTAATATCAAACAGTTGTGCAGTTAGATATGGTGTTGATATTTCTACTGGTGATGAACCAGCTCCACCTGAAAGCACCTGTCCTTTGTCTTTGTAAACTCTTATGTATTGATTGCCAAACTCTAGTATGTAAGTTTGTACTGTAGAAAATTCAAAAGGTATCAATCTTGTAGAAGCAGATGATGTTTTTACTTCTGATATAAATTGTGTACCCGGTCTACGAGCTGCTGCTCCATGTGGGTAAATAACCATATTCTCAAGAGTTTTACATCCTGCTGGATATTTAGATAGATCATTACGACCATCTAATCTAGGTGATAACTCACCTGCTGTGAAGTTTGTAAGTTGTGCAGCTACCCTAGCCATTTATTAAAACCTTGAGTTTATAAATGTACCAGCATCAATGACATCTGTCATTCCATCTTCTTGAGTAGTATTATATCCCTCTGTTGAATCTACAAATCTAGCATCTCTTAGTTTGTCTTGATAAAGAGCTATCATGTTTTGTTGTGTAGTATTATTAGATGTAATGGCGTATGCTATATCTGCTGCCAAAGCTGCTGATATTGTTTCTCTTAATAATTCATCATATTGATTGGGGTCTGTTATTCTTGATATGTATAATATTTTCATTGAAGAATTATTTGATAATATTGATCTACCCTCTACCTTATGATCTGAATCATAATCTAATATTCTAAGTAATCTTAAACAATCACCGGGTAAATCATATTGAAAGCTGTAACCCCATGCAGGAGTTGTTGTTGAAGATGAAAGCTCTACTCTTTTTTGTAAACAATTAAAAGGATGCGATCTGAATACTGCATCTCTTATCTGAGTATATCTAGCATTACATAGTCTTGCGTTCTTAGAATCTTCAGTAAGAGTTAATATTGTTGATGCTCCTAACTGATTTAACGCTGTGTTACAAATGTCAACTACTGATGCCATGTGTCCTTATAAAATAATTTTAAAAAAAAAGATAGGGGATTTCTCCCCTATCTTATCTAGTTATTAGTCAATAACATAAGTCATGTGCAACTGAATAGTTCCAGTACCATTAGCTCCTGCTAAAGTTACAGAAACTGGGATACCATCCTTATTCGCATTCACAACTGAGTTCTCACCTAAAGCTATTGTTGTTGCAACAGCAGCAGATGATGCAGATGCTGAAGAAGCAGCCGCTTTGAACTCATCAACATCAGCCGCAACAGTTGACTCTGAAGAGTCAAGATACTCATTGTGACCAACTGATAATGTAGTTGATGAACCTAGTGCATCATGTGCAAGTCTACCACTAAGGATTCTAGCTCCATTTGGTAAACTAAACATGTGTATTGTTGATTGCTCTGCACTCGCTTCGTATTCAGCAAAGGCTACTCTTACTCTACCAGCAAGTTCGTTAGTCTTTACCTTCTCAGAAGGAGTTGCAGCAATTTTCGCTTGTTGAATTGAATTTGCCATAATTATTTATCTCCTTCTATTACGCTTCGTGTGCTTGAACTTCTACTACTTTTTCTTCTTCCATTCTAGTAGCACCGATTGACATACAGTAGTACACCTGTGTTGCGTAAGATTTGTCAGCTCTTTCGTCTATTCTAGCTTGAACATCTTTACCAACAGCTAATGCAATACCATCTTGTGCAAATGCGATACACTTCCTTTTAGAAGATGCAATAGATAGTCTGTTTGATACTATAAAGTTAAAACCTAAGAACGAGTTGATTTCACCATTAGCTAATGCTTTAACTGTGTTGAAATCAGAACTTGTTACTTCAGTAGTTCCTAATAGATCGTTGATTTGTCTTGGAGAAACAATAATGAATCTCGGTATAGAAGGGTCTACACTTGCTAAGTCGAACTTTTCTTTTGTAGTTCTTAATTTAGCAATAGTTAAACCTGCTGTACCTGATTCTACTATTTTCTGTCCTGCTGGTAAAACAGTAGATGTACTACCAGTTTCGCCAGTATGAGCAGTTCCCAAAGCAGCCGATATTACTACATCATCCATAGCTCTACCCATTGCCATAGCAGCAGCTTGAGCATAAGATGAAGTCGGGTCTATCAAGAGTCTCACTTTATCTTGTTGATCTATTAAATCCGCAAATTCGTAATCCGCAAGAGATACTCTTCTTCTCGCATGTGGAGTGTCGATCTGTGGAGTGTCAGCATGTCTGCTAGTTTTTAAAACAGCAGTTACTTTTCCGACTTGATCGAAGAAAGCATTTTTACCGACAATAGATTCAAGACGAACTTTGTCTCTTAATAACGATCCCATTTGTTGAGACAACATTTGAATGTTAGCAGAATACTGCTGCACAAATGCTGTTGTTATTTGTGATGACATATTAGTCTCCCATTGTTATGTTAGTATTAAACAATCAGAGAAGTTATCCACCTTCGTAGGCATCTCTTGGATTTAGAGTCTTTTAGACTAGAGTCTATTCCTTCTTGTCAGCAAGGTTCTTACGAATTGTCTTACCTTTTATCCATTTATAATAATTTTCACAGATTGGCAAGGGGTCTTGTTTCTGAAATTCAGTACCAGTTTCTTTGACAATTCTTAAAATCTCAAGTCTTAACTCTTCATCATTAAGATGATCACTTGCTGCCATCTAACATTTCTCTCATGGTATATACTTGTTGAACAACTTTATCGTGATTAGGATGTGACTTGTTCCAATATGGACCATTCTTATCATTCATAATCTGATCTATTTCTGTTTGTATATCTTCAGATTTATCCATGTTTTCAGACTCAGTAGATAATATTTTATCTTCAGAAAGCATGTTAGCTATCTTTGCAAAGCCTTTTATAACATCTACATTATCACCTAGTCTTGAACCATCAGATAGTTGTAGTTCTAAAACTTCTGGTGCTAGATTTGCATTAGCTAGTGACTTTGCTTTGTTGATGTTTGTATCATACTCTCTACCCCATTCTTGTCTCAAAAGTTGTTGAGCTTGAGCTTGAGTAGTTTCTGCATCTACTTTTGCTTGTTTGTCAGCAGCTTCCATATTATTTTTGTAAAAATCTAATATGCCATTTGCTTGTTCATTATTCAAACCTAGTTTAA